AGACGCACTACGCAAATTGGCAGCGCAATCCGCAGCCGAAAAATACGGCGTGGTGATCGAGGATCGAGAAATGTCAATGCTTACGCCAAACGAAACTGCACCAACTGAAGTATTCGATGCCTAATCTATCAATCATCTGCGACATCGAAGGCGCTCTATTCAATGGAGAATCGCCGATTCAAGAAGTCATCGACTACATCACCGCTGAGTCGCTGGAGTATCAAATCCACATCATAAGTGGTCGCCAAGATTCACAGATGCAGGAAACCATTGATCTGCTCAACGAGTATGATGTTCCGTATTACGACATCCACTTAAGCGATTTCCCAGAAGGTGCCGAGGTGGAATATAAGAAATACAAGGCGAAGAAATTGATGGATGAAGGCTATGATATCGTCGAGGCGATCGACAACGATCCTCGGGCGCGTGAGGCATATTCATCACTTGGAATCGAAGAGGTCACCAACCCATCGGAAATCACAAAAGAATCAGAAGAGATCGAAGATCAAATTGTCGATCTAAAGCCAACCGCGGCAATGGCAGCAGAAGCATTACGCGGATTACAATGGAGGCAAGAATTTAGCAGAGGCGGAACTGCCATCGGAGTTGCTCGCGCTCGCGACATCTCAAACAGAGTCAATCTTTCAGAAGAAACTATTGGCCGAATGGTCAGCTTCTTTGCACGACATGAAGTCGACAAGCAGGCATCTGGATTCTCGCCTGGCGAAGATGGTTATCCATCAGCAGGAAGAATCGCTTGGGCGCTATGGGGTGGAGATGCCGGCAAGTCATGGGCCGAAACTCGACTCAAACAAATCAATGCACAACCCGAACAATCAAAAGCAATGAACTACCTTTCAATCGAAAACAAAGTCGGCAAAGTGAAGCTCAATGAAGCTGTCACGCCATTCTCAATCGACACAATCATCGAGGAGATGGGCCGTCTCTATGGACAAAACGCAATCGGCACAGAGATCGCCGGCGTGACTGCAAGCGCAGATGGCGCTCTTGAGGAAGTGATCATGGAGATCAACTCTGGCGGTGGATCTGTGCTAGATGGATACCGGCTTTACTACGCGATCCTTGCCATGCGTGATCGTGGCGTCAAGGTCACAGCCATCATCAACTCACTCGCAGCATCAATGGCATCGGTGATCGCCATGGCTGCGGATGAGATCCATATGGTCAAAGGTGGCCAGATGATGATCCACGATGCATCACTCAACTCCAGCGGCAATGCAAGCGAGCATCTGCAAGTGTCAGAATTTCTTGATGGAATCTCTGACGAAATCGCAGACATCTATTCTGGCAAGTCTGGCATGGACAAGGATTTGATCCGCAAAATGATGAAGATGGAAACATGGCTGAATGCTGACAAGGCATTCGCGATGGGTCTGATCGACAAGGTCATAGGTGCTAAATTTGACACAATCCCAAAGGCAAGTATGAGCATCCTCGACAAACTTTTGCCAAACGCAGAACTTGCTTCCAAAATTGAAGCAAAAGACAGCGAAATCAAATCGCTTGAAGCGTCAATTTCAGAAGTCAGCGCAAAATTTGCGATGATCGAAAACGAATTGCAAAATGCCATCACCGAACTCACCGCGGTAAAGGCCGATCTTGATGAAAAGACCGAGGCACTCAAAGTCGCCGAGGAAAAAATCACCGAGCAAGAAGTCAGCATCACTGAACTTGCTGAAAAATCCGAGGCATCTGCTGAAAAGATTTCGCTTGAGGCATCTCGTTTACTCGCTGCCACAGGTCATCCAACTCCAGTTGCTGAAATTGGAGACGATGCAACCGCTCAAGTCGATCACTTTGCAATCATGTCCAAGCTCTCACCAGAAGATCGCTCGGATTATTACACCAAAAACCGCTCAAAAATTCTCAGTCTCTAACTAACAAAATACAATGGCTACCGTTTCATTCAACGACACGATCTTTGCGCAAGAAGCACTCAATGCTTTTAATGCTGCATTGTCACCTATCAGCGCATTCTCGCGCAACATCAGCAGCGAAGCTCGCAATAAGGGCGACGCTATCGTTGTTCCGTTCATCTCCGCGCTTACCGCAACAACCTTCAACGCTACTACTGCCAACTATCAAACTGGTGGCGGCGCAGTAACAAGCAACACGGTCAGCTTGAATCAGCACAACATCGTCACGATGGATCTGACTGACATCCAAGTTGCTAACTCGTCCGGCGCACGTTTCGACGCAATCGCTGCCCAAGCAGGCCGCGCACTTGCTGCGAAGGTTCTCGAGAACATCTGGAAGGTTATCACCACCAGCAACTATGGTGCTGCATCGGTGACTACCTCGGAAGCAAACTACACGCTCGCTCAGATCATCGCATTCCGTAAGCAACTCTCGCTCAACAATGTTCCTCTCGACATGGTGAGCTGCTTCTTCAATCCGGTTGTCGGCGCTGCACTCCTTGGATCTTCCAACGTCCTGCAAGCCTACGCATTCGGTAGCGACACGGCAGTCCGCACCGGCTCGCTTGGCAAGCTCGTTGGATTCGACACCTACGAAACCAACATCCTTCCAACCGCATCTACCTCGCTTGTTTCGTTTGCTGCTCACCCAGACTCGATCAATTTGGCAATGCGTTATCTCGCTCCACAGGATACTTCCATGTATCTCGCAGCCGAGCAAGTCAGCGCGCCTAACGGAATCACGATGGGCTATCGCCGCAGCTTCGACCCAGCGAAGGGCATTCACTACGGAGCATTCGAGTGTTTCTATGGTGTTGCAACTGGCTTGACACTCGGCTTGGTTCTTGGCACAAAGCCATAAGCATTCTCTGGTATTGGTGTTCAAAAACCTCATCTCGGATCACTCCGAGGTGAGGTTCTTTTTTTGACATCTGCGATTTGTCAGATGCAAAATGATATCAGTCTCTGCATAATTGCAGGCAATTCGGAAAGCGTGATGCGTAGGTTCCTCGCCTACTTCTCGCCACTCGCAAGCGAAATCAATGTCGTGATTGCTCCAGGCAATCAAGAGCCGGATCAAACCGAGCAGATTTGCTTGGATGCCGGCTGCAATGTCCAGCGATACACCAACCGTATTGATTGGCCGCACGTCGATGACTTCGGTGCAGCTCGGAATCAGTCTACTCAAATGGCGACAAAGCCTTGGGTGATGTGGGCCGATACCGACGACATGATCGACGCGGACTCAATCCAGCAGATCCACTTGCTTCTCAAGGATCTCGATTCAAAAGAAATTGATGGCGTACTTATGCCATACGTTGTCCCGGAGGATGGCGTCATCAACTGGCGGGAACGCATCTGGCGTCGAGGATCTGCCAAGTGGGAAAATCCGATCCACGAATGTTTGCGATTCTCGGAAGATGCCAAACTGATCCGATTCGATTCGGCAAAGATCACGCATGCATCCGAGCGTCGATCCGCTGCCCGGGACGAGCGCAACTTGCGAATCTTGGAATCCATCGCGCCAGAAGATCGGACGATCTCGCAAAAATTTCACATCTTCCAGGCTCTCATTGCGCTGGATCGGAATGCCGAGGCGATCACGGCAGCATTGGAATTTGCGCAACTCCAAGACACCGGGAGGAATGAACGATACGAGGCATTCTTTCAACTCGCACGTCTGGCCGGCGATCCTGCGGTCAAGAAATCCATGCTTCTCCAGGCGCTTGCTACCGATCCAACTCGACCAGAAGCATACGGCGAACTCGGACTGGCATCTGTCCCAGACGATCCTGCTGCTGCGCTCGGATGGACTGAGGCTATGTTGGCGTTCAAGGTGCCACAGGAGGCGCCTTGGAACCTGCGACGTACATATTACGGTCATCTAGGTAAAAGCCTGCGCAGCATGGCTCTACGGCGCAATGGACGCGATGCCGAGGCTGACACTCTCCAAGACAATCACTTCATCAAAAGCGGTGCCAAGATTTCACTCTTGCATGCTACCCGCGGCAGGCCGGCACTCGCATGGCGTCAGCGCATGGACTGGCTGCGCCTGGCAAGCGATCCAGATTCCATCGAGCATATTTTTGCGGTCGATGCCGACGACGAAGAATCTCACATGCTCTGCATGGCCAAGAGCGTGATCGTCGCAGAATCCGCAGGGCCGGTGGCAGCATGGAACCTTGCAGCCAAGATGTCCAAGGGCAAGGTGCTGGTGCAAATGTCCGATGATTTCGAGGCATTCCCTGGCTGGGACAAAGCGATCCTCGATGCTATTGGGCAGACACAAATATCATCAGTTCTCGCAGTCAGCGATGGTCACCGAAACGACAAATTGCTCTGCATGGCGATTCTGACTCGCCAACGATACGAGGATCAAGGCCACCTATTCCATCCAGAATTCTTTAGCATGTATTCGGACGATTGGTTCACGCATTGCGCCTATCGCGACAACGTGGTGATTGACGCAAGACGCTTCATCACATTTGAGCATCGTCACCCGGCATTCGGAGGCGCCGAGATGGATGGCACCTACGCCAGATCCAACTCTGACGATAACTATAAACACGGCAAAGCAATCTTTGATCGTCTCAAAGCAGGAATCAAAATCTCATCCGATGTTCCTGGCTGGTGCGATTACAAGGCGTTCTATTCTGCGATTGCCAAGGTGATTCCAGATGGTGGCACGTTCGTCGAGATCGGATCTTGGATGGGCCAGAGCATCATCCATTTCTGTCAAGAAATCCAGAACCTCGGCAAGACGGTGAATGTGACGTGCATCGACACATTCAAAGGCGAACCCCATCAACCGGCACACGTTGCAATCGTCGAGTCGCATGGCGGGTCGATCCTAGATGAATTCAAGCGCAACATCACCGATGCACAAGTCGATCACATGATCGAGATCATCGAGGGAGACAGCGCAGAATCAGCATCATTTCTGACAGATCAATCGTGCGATGTGGTGTACATCGACGCAGCTCACGACTACGACTCGGTGGTCAGGGACATAGCAGCGTGGAAATCGAAGGTCAAACCAAACGGAATCTTGAGCGGCCATGACTACCCATGGGATGACGTTAAGCGGGCCGTCGACGAATACGCAGCCGCGGATGGATGCGAAATCCATCAGATCGGTCGCGTCTGGATCAAAAATATCAGCAAATGAAACTATCAATCCTCACACCATCAATTCCGAGCCGATTGGCACAGGTCAAAAAGCTCGCAGAGAAATTCAATCATCCAGACGTTGAGCATCTCATCTTTTGCGACAACCGCAAACGATCAATCGGTGCAAAACGGCAGGCGCTCGTCGACATCGCTCGCGGTCAGTACATCGCATTCGTCGATGACGATGATGATGTCACGCCAGAATACATTCCGCAACTGCTCAAGGCGATCGAGCAAAAGCCGGATGTCATCACGTTTCAGCAGAAGGCGATCTATAACGGACTGATCTCAACCGTGCATTTTCGGTTGAAAAATCATGACAGAGTTTTCAACGCTGGCGGCATCACCGAACGCGGAGCATGGCACGTCTGCGCATGGCGTCGCGATCTGGTCGATGGATGCATGTTTGGCGAATCAAACTACGGCGAGGACATCATCTGGTGCAACCAAGCCAGGCAGCGAGTCTCATCCGAGATCCACATTCCAAAGATACTGCATCGCTACACGCATGATGCCGGCACTACAGCAGCTCCAGAAGGTTGACATCACGCAGAGGGCATGAGCATTGTTGACGATTTCCTGCTCGGTGGGAATGACGAGGTTGATTCCGCATTCGGGACATCAACCATGATCTGCGCCGGCCAGACATTCCAAGTTGTGATGAACGACGATCGGAAATTC